ATAAGGTCGGCCCAACGTGCAAAGTTGGGAACAAGGCCACTCTGAAGACGGCTTGCAAACTCTTGAACACCAACAACGGCAGTCTCGTCAAAGATTCTGTCATCGCGCCGCTGACCATGCTCCTCGTAATAGAACGACTCGCGCTGCGGCAGAGCATACTCATAGCACTCCTCAAACAAAGGAACCCAGTTTTCGCGGAACGCCTTTGCTTTGGTATATCGTTTGAGATACTTCTTCGCAGCTTGATCCATTCTGTAACCCCACAGACGAGACATATCTGGCCCAAATCGGCTAAGGAAACCAGCACCGCCAGCCCCAGAAATGAGCAAAGAGCGACGACCAATTCCGCCACGCCGACCACGTTTAATTTGATCTTCGGTCAGCGGAGCTTCTGCTTGAATGTCCTCGGTCTTTTGCTCGCGGGTCGCAGCAATCTCTTCTTGCTTAACTTCCTCGGCAGCAATCTGTTGTTGCTCTACAGCCTGCTCCGGAGTTATTGGAGCTGGAGTTGGAGTAGGCGCTGGAGCTTTCTTCTTCTTAAAACACATGACAATCTCCTGACATTTCTAAATTCAAAAGCATAGAAAAGAAGCACGGGCAATGCACAAATTACATTCTAGCCCATAGCCCCTGTCTACGCTGCGGCTTCTTGCTCTTTGCAAACACATCGAAGTCGCGCTTTGCAACTACGACATTAGCTGGTTTTTGATTATTCATCAACGCCCTGCCCTCTCCAGCACCAAGCAGAAGGTATTGCAGGCTGTCGTGAACGTGGCTGAACATATTTTTATCGGGCTTATCGGCGTATCTCTCGCCCGACACTTCCATGCGTTTGTAGGAGTATCCGCCCTCAAAGCCTTTGATAAGCTGAGAACAGCGCCGATCTACAATAAACGCTGGCTTGCCTTCGACCATCTTGGTCAGTTGGGAGGAGACTGCCTCTAGTCGAAGGTCAACCGAGTTGGAGTGCGTAGGAAAGGCTCGCAGTCCTGCGCCTCGGAGTATTTGAAAAGGAGTAGATTCATCTGTCTGTGCGCGGAAGTCGCCAGCCGGATCACCAAAGATGTGGACCTCAGAGCAGGCCGCAAAGCGCGAAGCCAGTTCATTGCGAAGCACTTCAGCGAAACGAACAATGCCCATGTCAATAGCAACGATTTCAGATTGGATCAACCAGCGGCCACGCACCTTCTGACCAATCGTCGCTGCCGGAGTTAGCCCAAAGTCCACGCCAACGTAGACAGGCAGGCCCGCTGCAATCGGGACTTCTTCCTTGGCAATGTGGACCTCTGAGGCAAACATCGGATACACTGGCTTCCCGTCCTGAATGTGGCCTAGACGATTCATCACATATACGTCTATCCATGATTTAGTCTTACCCTGAATAAGATTGGGATAGTAGCTATCCATCATGTTCTTGGCGTTCTCAGCTTTCTTGTTTGGCTGATAGTTCTCAATCTCACCCTGCTCGTTCTTTACTTCAACCATCCCAGCGGGCTGGGTAAAGAAACGCCAGTTGTCCGGCTTAACCAGCATCTTAGCTTGCTCACGCGGTATATGATCTGGGATTGGAACCTCACCAGACATAATGGGCCACCAATGATCTTCTTCAGGCGCGTTGGTATCGGCAATAACGCCAGTCCAAGAAGGACCACCATCACGCATAGAAGGGAAGCGCCCAACGCGCATCGTGCAGGCATCGATAATACTCTTAGGAATTTCTCGCGCCTCGTTAATCCAGATTCCTGTAAGTTCGAGAGACAGAAGTTTCTTAACGTCTTCAGGCCGGTCAAGAGCCAAGAATAAAACCTCAAGGTCTAAGTCCCCCTTCTTGATGTGGTGGGTATAAGGAACCGACCAAGTAAACTTGCCCCAGTCGTTCTCAGGAAACCAGTCAAGCCAAGTCTTGATGGTGGTCGTTCTAAGCTGCGGGTTGGTGTTCCGGATGATAGCCCACCTACTCTTGCGGATACCATCGTCGCCCTTGTTCTGACCAAGCGCCCTGCGGAACACTTCGATGCAGCACCCCACAGACTTGCCAGAACCCACCGGACCACGAATGCCACGAAAGAAGGTGTTATCCTTCATAAAGGATTTCAGGACTTCGCCGTCCGGTTTGTATTTGAAGTCCACCATTAGCGCAGACCCTTATCGACCCCGAACTTAATCATCCGCTCGACAATCTCAGGGCCAATGTTTTCGATAAGGCGATCACATTCCTTATCAGTCACCGCAGGGTGGTTAGGCCCAAACTTCTTAACCACCTCTGCGAAGTGGACCTTGCGAACTATCCCACGCAATAGCCCAAGCTCGTCTGGCTTTAGCGTAGAAAGAAAGCTCACGGTCGTGCCTTTGGTCGCCGACTAGGTAGGGGCGCAGAAGGACGGGCGCGGGGGCGGGGGCTTTTAGTCGGGGCAGCAGAACGTCCGGTGCTGCTCGCGTCATAAGCCTCCCTGCGGGACGCCCTATTAGCACGTTGAAGTGCGCGGCCTGCGGCTCTCATGCTGCTATTCGAGGGTCTTCCAGTTCCTTTAGGCATTGCTATTATCTCCCTCCTCTTGGAGTCTTTGTGGTCTTGGGCGGCACATTTGCTCGACCCCCACCACCAACTGTCGCACCCATACCAGCAAGCCATTCTTGGTAGGCTTTGCTTTGTTTATTGTAAGCACGGTTCTCAAGACCTTTGGCAATCATCAAAGTTGCCCGTGGCGCAAGCGCACTAGCAGGAACATACTTTCTGTTTTCAGGGCGTTTGGCCATTACTTTTTCCTCTTTACCATTTAACTTTGTCAGCCCAGTAGGCTGCGCTCATTTTACCCTTGGCGATGTTCTTGGCGTGACGCGCCTTAAAGGCTCGACGCTTTGCCTTCATCGCCTCGGACTCATTCGCCTTCGGTGCGCCAGCAGTCGTCGCGTTCTCGTCACCGAACTTGATATACTTATACTCACCACCAGAGTGAGCCATCACATGATGTGACTTGGAGGTGCTATCCCTTAGTCTCTGCGGCTTGTTAATGCCACGAAGACCAGCACGAACCATCTTGCTTTTAACCCTCGGCGGTATTGCCATTGGTCGCACCCTTGATAGCTTTCTTCGCACGAGCAGTCGCTTCACTGTCTGGTTTCGGCGCTTTCTCGGCATTCTCACTAAGCTTATACATCCTCGCCTCCTGATACACGAACCTTTTTACGTCCAAAATATTTTCAGGGGCAACGCACTAATTGAACCTTGTGGGAAAAAAATACGAGTGGTGGTCCTATAGCGGACCAGAGGCCCTCGGTTTTCCCCCTACCCCCCTGCGTATAGCAAGACCCAATCCGGTTACCACAGCGTTAATTCACCACCCCAGCCTATCACCCGCTCACCCAACCACCACACCACCCTATCACCTAGCCCCACACCCGCTGCCACGGCTCCGCCCGCTCTTCAACAACAATCCTTTTGTAGCTCGTAGGGCGGCTCTTGCTGCTGCCTTTGTCTAAGCTCGACTGGGGGCTGCGCGGATTGTTGTTGCAGATCGTTCGGTGCCGAGGCCTGCGGGGGTCTATAGTTCAAACAACTATGACAAGCAAATGCTGAGAATAGAAGAAACAGCAGAATCCAGAACGAACCTATACTTAAGTATAGCTATGACTACACCGACCAGAAATGCTAACGTTTACTTAGGGCAACCGCCCGTCAACAGCTATGACAAGGAGAACACATCATGGCACGCACTAAGACCGACACCAAAGCACTTGAGCAGACCGAAGCCCACACCCCGCGCATCAGCGGGACGGCCGCAGCCTACGACGACATCCAGAAGGATGCGGTGGAAGCTTACATGGTCCTCGCATACGCATTCGGCCCTTCCGAGTATCGCCGCAAGGGCCTCATGGGGTATGGCTTTTGCCGTCAGGCAGACTACGAGGCCAACAGCAGCAAGGCCCGACTGGACCGCGTGGAGAACGAGCTAATCACACTCGAGGAGAACCCGAGCGCCGACCCGACCCGCCTTGCCTACAAACGGCGCGACCGCAACGAGGCGGAAGAGAACTACTACGCAGCACTTGCCATGCGGGACGCATCGCGCCTTGCCTTTGAGGCAGTGACCGGATCGAAGTATGATCCCGCCGACTTTGAGAAGCAGACACCCACCGCCCGCATCGCCACGCCAGCCGACCGACTGGCAATGCTGAAGCGGCGCACCGCCTGACACCAAGGGGGAGGGGGCAACCCCTCCCTCGAACTCAACATCCGGCGCAGGGGTGATAGTGGTTTCGCGCGGGGGCGTGATCCCGTTGTTCAGGCTGGCTGAAAAAAGTCTTATGTTGTTGGTTAAAAAAACCTATGACAAGTCTATGCTGACCCTGATGTCACCAGCTACCTGAACTTGGCTTCGATCGATTGGCTTGAACCCTGCCCGATCTAGTATGTCCTTCGCTGCCTCTAGCTGGACATACTCACTCTTAGCACCTGAAGCCAAGTGCAATACCTTCGCTGCCGCTACCGTAGCATTGAGTCCGAGTGTCTCTGTCACCCGCTGCATCATGTATGCCTGCACGTGAGGGAGCCTGATCGTCTTGCTGGCAGTGACTCTACCGCTCTCGCCCGCTGCGTATCCAGCAGCCTCCGCGGCCCGAGCCAGTGGTTCACCCGTTGCTACAAGATGATCAACCAACGCCATCTGTTTTGCAGTCAACTTCTGTTGTCCAATGGTATTCATATGCGCCTCCAGAAGCCCCCCTCTCCCTCTCTCCCCCCATTTACCACGCTTATCACGGTCCCTGTCAAGTAACGTAATGTTACAGTCCGAAAGAAACTGTGTCCGCTATGCCAGTCGATGCGCCCAGTCAAGGCTTCCCTTCGGCGCTTCGCGGCCCTGACTTTGCGCCTCGTCTGTCATTTGCGGGATCACATAATCAAGGAGAAACTATGAACAACATCAAGCAAAGAATCTTATTCGCTATCTCAGACCTGTGTCTGATTGCGCTGGGCTTCCTACTTCCAGCCCTAGTCTTAGCGAACTTAGATAAAATACTATCTTTACTTCTTCAACTAATCGCTGCATACTCGCAGCACTAACAAGGAGAACACCATGCAATACCAATACACGCAAACTGAGGAGGTTGTTGTTTCAATAGGCATGACGCCTGACGACATGACCCGCCTCATAAAAATCCTAGAAGATT